TCGTCCATCGTCGTCGTGTCCGTCTTCGCGTACGGGATCGCCGCCTTCGCGCCGGCGTCCTCGAGCTCGGCGTCCGCGAGTCCGAGCATCGCGCGCGCGTCCGCGTCCGAGAGCACGAGCTCGCCCGCGGCCGACTTCACCGCGAGCGTCCGAGTCTTCCCGGCGCCCTTCAAGACCGGCGATACCTCGAAAACGCGTTGCTTCTCGAGGAACCGGACGCGCTCGCCGTCCTTCTCGCCGTCGTGCGACTTCAGGGTCGTGAATCCATACGACCACTCTTGAAGATCGCCGAGCTCTTTCACGACGTTGAACGTGTCGCGCCCCCCGGTCGTGTCGAGGAAGAACTTCGCGTCGACGATCGCCTCGTCCTTCGTCGTCCGGATCGTCCCCTTCCCGATCGGAAGCATCGGGACGGAACTCACGCCGCGAACCGGTCCCCAGGACGCGTGACCGTACGACGAGACGACGACCTCGGCGCCGTCGTCGAACGCGCCCGGAAGCGTCACGTCGTTGTCGGCGTCGACCTCGTTGAACGTCGCGAACGCGAGCTCGACGAGCCCCTGAGCGGCGTCCTTGACCTCGACACGGCTGAACGTTTTCCGATCCATCAGAACCCCCTAGAGTCTGCTCTTCGCTTCGGATGCGTCGCCGCGCCCGTTCACGACCGGAGCGAGCTCGACGTCGTCGAACGTGATCCGGATCCCCTTCCCGCCGCCCGGAGCGGGTGGCGTCTCGCCGGCCGGGACGATCGAGCTCGACAGCGGGACGATGAAGACGTCGTCGTCCGCGCCGGCGTCGAGTCCGATCCCTCGACGCGCCTCGGACCGCATCGCGAGCCCGCCCCCATAAGCGGCGATCCACTGACGAGTTACCTTCTCCTCGTCGTCTCGAAGTACGCGAACGTGAGCGAGATTGAACCCGAACCGGAACGGGAAGACGTCGTCCTCGAAGTCGACGAGTAGCTGAAAGCGGACGTCTTCGCTGAGGATCCGCTGCGAAGGAATGATGTTCTGCTCGTACGCGGCTTCGCGCGCCTCGGAATAATTCGTGAACGTCGAGCGGTCGAGCCCCGCCCCGAGCCCCGCCACGATCGCCGGCACCCCGAGCACCGCCGACACGCGCTCTTCCGGGACGCGCCGAAGGTCCCTCATCGTCAATTGCTCCGGCGAAAAACCGAACTGCTCGACCTTCGTCGGCCCGGTCATCACCATCGGCTCGCCGCGGCGATCGCCGCCGAACCGCTCGAGTAGCTGCTCCTTCGTGTCGAGCGCCTGCTCGCGCGTCGCTTTCTGATTCTCCGGCGACACGACGAGCCCCGGCACGCCGAGATTCTTCAAGAGCGACGCCGTGAAGTTAGCGGCTTCGTCGTCCGTGAACACTTCCCGGAGAACCGACTTCAGCGGCGAGTAACCCTTCCGCGGGTCGTCGTGATCGAGCCCAAACCGGAAGTGAACGACGTCGGTCGGGTCGAGCGGGATCGAGTCGGGAGGATCCGCGCCCGAGCTCGACGCCTGGACGGTCGCGCCGTTCGGCATGTAGACGTATCGGTCGATATAGGAGTCCGCCGATCCGCGCGGCTCGATCATCCAATGCGGCACGTACCAAAGCTGAACGACCGCGCCCGCCTTATCCCGCACCTTCAGCCAGTACGCGTTTCCGTCGACGTTCCAATCGGCGAGCGTCGCCATCCACAGAATCGGCCCGGAGTAGAACGGATTCGGCCGCTCGAGAAGACGAAGCATCGGATGCGGATCCCGGAAGAGCTCTTCCTGACCGTTCTCCGCTTTCCGGTACAGCGCCGGCGGCGCTTCCGGGAACGTCCTGGCGATCCACAAGAGCGGAGCCATGACCGTGGACGACCCCGTCCCGTCGCCGGCCGCCGACCAATCGATCGACGACGACGGAAGGAAGAAATTGCGAAGCGCCGAGCGTCGGAACCGCATCCGGCGAAGAGCCTTCAGACCGAGAGCCGACGCTAGACGGGTCCCCAATTTCCGACCGGAGTCCTCGCCGCGTGCCACCGAGCGCGATTGTAGGCGACGACAGCGGACACCGCGAGGTCGATCTTGAGCGGCGAGTCGTTCGATTCCTTCGAGATCAGCGTGTGCGGACCGCGTTTCTTCGTGACCGCGTTCCCGACGTGACGCGCGAGCCGCGGGTCGCCGTCGTGCGTGATTTGCGGCTCGCCGACGACCTCGCCGTTCTCGTCGACGTCGCCGCGGATCGCCTGCTCGAACATATCCACGGCCGGACCCATCCGAGCCGGCTGATTCGTCTCGAACCGGACGACGACCTCCCCGTACGTTTCCTCAAGGACTTCGACCTCGTGGTGCCACCCGGGCGGGTCCGGCGCGAGCTCGACGACCGTCCATCGATCCATCGCGTCGGCGATCGCCTGCTCGACCTCGAGCCTCGGCGTCCGCCACCTGGCGACGTTCGGCGGCTTCTCCCACGCGGCCACGACGAACACGTGCGGCCGTTCCTCGACCGTCGCGGCGACGAGCGCCGTCGAATCCCTCGAGTACGACCCGTCGAACGAGAGCACGATCTCCGCTCCGTCCTCGACGACCCGCTTCGGGTCGGCGCGCCCTTCCCATAGGTCGTCCGGCATCCATCGCCGCGAGCTCCGGCGCCGCTGATTCAACCAAACCCGGCGAAGCTGATTCTTATCGTTCGTCGGGTCAGCGAAGAGCGAGACGACGCCGTCCACGTCCGTCCACGCGACCGCGTCCCCGATCGCCTCGACGATCGCCGACCGCAAACCGCCCTTCGTCTTCAAGTCGTGCGAGTCGGCCGCCTGCCGATGATCGAAGTAGAGACGCGGGTCGTCGATCAGACCCTCGGCGACCGCCTCGGCGTACTTGTGAGAGTCCTCCGCGACCGACTCTTCCCCCGGCGAATACATAGTCGTCGTCTCGAGCGACCACGGATCAGCCGCGCGCCGCTTCGGAATGTTCAAGAGCATCGTCGCGTGAGCGCCCTTCGGACGCGCGGCCGTGTAGTGATGCGTCTCGTCGAAGTGCTGGAACGTCGTCCGCGCCCCGTCACGAGCGGCCGGCGCGCCGGCGAGCGCGACGATCTTCCCCGGAACGTCCCGGAGCTCGATCCGGTCGAGGCCGAGCACGTACTCGTTCCCGAGCCGGCAATTCTCGAGGATCGCGAGCGCCGTCCCGTACCCGAGCTCGGATACCTGCTCTTCCGTCGTCGCCAGCATCGGAATGTACGGGTCCTTGACGCCGCGGCCGACCGGATTCCCCCTGGCGTCGAACCCGTCGCACCTGACCGGCGCGTCCGGATGCGACTCGGCGATCGCGAGTAGCGCCGCGATCTCCGTCTTCGCCGCCCCCTTCGCCCTCGACAGCACGACCCGCTTGAACCGGCGGCGCGCCTCGAGCTCGTGCCCCTTCGGATAAACCTCATACGCGCGCCATAGGAAGAGCTCGATCTCCGGCGTGATCGCGAGCGGCCGGCCGAGCACGTCGCCGGGACCGTGAACGAGATTGTCGAGCAACCACTCGACGACCTGGTCGCCGATCGTCGGCCACGGTTCCGGGTCGAGCGGCGGAACGATCAGCCGCGACGCGCTCACGCCGACCCGCCGAGATACCGGAGCGCGAGCTCCGCGGCGATCAGCGACTCGGTCGATCGGTCGCCGTCACGAAGTCGACGGATCGTCGCGGCGATCCACGCGCGCTGAGCGTCGGTCAGCGTGACTGCGCTCACGCGGAACGAAGTCCTATTAGCGCCGCGAGCTCGTCCATATGGCGCGTCACGACGGGTACCGGCCGCCGTTCGCTCGCGCGACCATGCAAATCGGACACGAGCAACCCTTGACCGGAGCGCCCGGAAACGTCAGCGGCTTCGGCTTCACGACACGACCCTCAGTCGCGGGTCGGATCGACGCCGCTTCCGCTTCGCCGGCGAGCTCGACCCCGTGATCCCCGCGTCCCCGCCGACGACCTCGGCGTCCGGATCGTCATCCCGGAACCGCCACCTGAGACGGAGCCGATCCTCCGGCGTCGCCCCGAACTTCGCCTCGTTCTGACGGATCTCGGCCATCCGCGCTGTCGTCGGGTCGCGATGGTACGCGTCGACGATCTTCGCGAGCATGAGCAAGCGCGTCCAATCCGTCGCCGTGAAGAGCTCCGCTTGCGGCGACCCCTTCCACGACTCCCACCATCGCCGCGTCTCGGCGAGCATCCCCTTTGGGAGCGCCGGCACCTTCACGGCCGCCCGCTCGCCGAGCGTCGTCGGCTTCACGCGACGCGCCTTCTCGTCGCGAGCTCGAGTCGTCTTCGCCTTCGGGATCGGCCCTGGCGTCACGAGCTCGCGCCGATCTCTCGCAGAGAAAAGTCGGGC